GTTGTCGAAGACTTCGGGTTTAATGTTACCCAAAGGTACGAGTGCTTCAAGCAGGCGAGTAAAGCTAAACAGTTGCTGCGTCTTCTGAGCACGTGCTACTGGAGACACGTAGTCAATACGCATGTTGCGACCTTCAATAGCTGGAGGTGGCGGTGGCAGCATCTTGCGACGAGCCATAATGTTGAACACCCGGTCAATCATAGGACCAAGCAACTCAAACTGCAAGCGACCAACCATAGGACCCATGAGTCGCATACGCTCTTCTTGACGCTGCAGCACTTCAGTTGCAGTCATTGAAGGACCTTCACGCATCTGCATCCAGTCAACGTGGAACGTTTTCAAGACGTGCGTGCGGCGTGAATCAATGAACTCAAGGCCAATGTCAGGACGTACACCTTCAATCAAAGGCATAACCTTGTCTTGGGTCCCTGAACGGTAATAGTTTAAGCCACCAGGGATGGTGCGCAATGGCAGCATGAAGCCATCGTCAGGAACAAGCAACGGTGGATCAGTGGCCTTCTGAGCAGCCTTGATGACCGTCTTGCTCATCTCGTTGATCATCTTAATGTCGGGCATGGCAGTCATGGCAGGAGACCTACCATACACTTCGCCTGCTGTCTTTGTCCAACGAGGCACCATGTAGGGGAACTCGTTGAAACCGCCGACGTTAAGAACCAGTTTTTCTTCTTCAAGAATGTAAGCACTCATCCAAGGCATGTTCTTGGCAAGCTTACTATCTGGGTTAAAAGTGTCTCTGGGTTCTACTGCGTGAATGCAAGTATATTCTTTGTGAGGGTCTTTGTAGACGTTCTCAATGAACTTCTCAGGCAACTTGTCTTTGTACATCTGGACTAGTTGACGACCTGAATGCTTGTATTGACGGTACAACGTATCGACTGCGCCTTCAGCGTTTTCAGCGATGTAGCACTCAGCCAAGTGATACGTTCTAAAGTTAATTGGCCTGCCTGGTTTGTCTTCAACGTACAGAACACCTGTGCCGTAAGAACCAAGGTCAAGGTAGAGCTCGTGAATCATCGAGCCAAAGTTAGAGTTAGGCGAGTGAAAGACTTCGCGGAACATCATGTCCACGACGCCTTGCAGCCACATCTGGGTCTGCTCGTCTTCCTCTTCTTTCATCTTTTCTAAGATGAGAGTAAACCACGTCTCTGAGGGCGCGGTCAAATAGCCATGCAAACCGGCAGCTAGTTGTTCATTAGCTAGCGGGGCCGTTGAGTCATAGACCTTGTCAAACCTAGTCCGGTCGCCTTGGCTGCGCTGAGCGTTGAAATCGCCTCGTCTTGGGTTGACAAAATCTGTGCAATCTTGCCAAGTGTTTTCCCAAGGGCTGCGAATCTGCTTAAGTTTCCCCAGGCGATCGATCGTGGTAGTGACAAGCTTTTTATCGTCTTGTCCTTTATCCACGATTAACTACCGCCAAGAGGTGACTTAGTGCCTAGCAGTTTCTTCTTCTGAAGTTTTTCCATACCGATTGAAACACCCTGTGCTCCAGTCAACATGGTACCTTCACGGCCTTGAGCCTCACCCTCAACCTTACGTTGATTTTCTACGGCATCTGAAACAGCTTTATCAGACGTCTTAGGGGCTTCAGGGGCTGCTGCCGGCGCAGGCGCAGAACTTGGGCTCATACCCAGAACTTTTCCAACAAATCCACCACACATAACTATCTCCTTTTCTTAAAAAGGTTACCTACTACTTCGTAACCCAGGAGATGGTACAGCTGTGCCGTTCTCTCTGGGGCCACTTGCGTTGACGTAGCTGGACAAATTTCCTTTGCACCGCGCTCAAACGCCCAATCTTCAAATGCCTGGATTAGCCTCACGGCTGCCAGACTACCTCGCTTCGTTGGGTCTACAAACAAAGCCAGATCGACCGCCATCCGGTCGTTACTGAAATAATACTCTGTCAGAAGCCCCGCGTACATGGCAATTATAGTGCCGTCTTTTTCGGCTAGGTGCAAAAAGTATTCGTCAGGTGTAGCAATCATGTGGCTCACTAGGTGAGCTACCTTTTCGGGGTTATACGTACAGACCTGCGGATAGTGCGACTCGTTGAAGATCCCGGCTGACAGTTCTAGGACTCGAGGTACGTCGTCGACCGTGGCAGGGCGAATGATCATAGGATCTTGTATTCCATGTCGGCCATCCTAGGCAAGGATCTGCGGTTCATGTCTAGTTGATCGCGGAGGCCTACGCACATATATCGGAAAGCGTCGGCAGGGTGACTGGTCCAGTCGTGCAGCGGTTTGTCTCGGAAGACCTTGTTCTTTTCGTCAAAGTCTTTTCGGTACTGGCGCAATGATTCGATCAGGTGTGCACACTTTTTCTCGTCGAACCAGCACTTCGGCAGCGTCGTTCGGACGGCTTCAATACCGTCATCGATCCTAAGGTTTGGTACCACTCGGAATCGGATGCCAAGTTCTCGGGCAACTTCAAGTCGAGACTTACCGCTGCCAAGCTCACGAACTTGAATATCGTGCGGGGCCAAATGTTCTCCGTAGACATAATCTCTTTCTTTGATGATCTTGGCGTAATGAGCCATGCCCTCGCCAGATGCTTCGTAGTAGTCGATTATACGGATCTCTTGACCGTGCTTCTGATAAAAAACTATTGCAGTCGAATCTGAGACACCAAGATCCCAGGCCGTATGCACCTCGAGCCGCGGTTCATAGGGGAGACTTCCTAGCCGACCGTCGGCAAGCAGCTTAGCCATGGCGGTGCCGTAATAGCTGCCGACTAAAGGAGCATCAAAACTGCAATAGAACTCTTGTTGGATCATTTCTTCAGGCATGCCAGACGCTCGTTCCTCGTCGACAGCCTCCATAGAAATGGCCCTAGTGTCGTCTACGCTCAGGACTTGCTGGTACCATCGCTCATTTCGCTTGGCCATGTTGAGTAGGTCATATCCATGGTTTCGACCTCGAGCGGTATAAATAAACAGCGCCCATCCGCCATTCTCAGCCAAGATGGGACGAATGTAATCCCATGCGCGGGGATCTTGGAGGGAGTATTCAGAGAAGACGACTCCGACGGGATTTGCTCCAACCAGTCTGTCGACATTGTCTGTACCCACCACCTGATAGATTGAGCCATTCTTCAGCGTAAGCCGCATCTCCGTGTTGTTGACTGCTTCCCACATCTCTTTGGGAAAATGGTCAATAAACTTGCGACCATCACGCGTCATCCCGTCCCAAGCAATCTTACGGCCTTGGTTGTAAGTCGGGAACAGGTGCCAGTACAAACCCGGACGAGTCAGAGCTGAAACTGCACACCAGTTAATCGACAACAGGTCTTTGCCTGCACGCCGGTGCCAAACTGCTACGGCACGCTTACCGCCATCTTCTAAAAATTTCCACAGGGGAAACTGATAAGGCCTTGGTGCCCAATCAAGAGGTACTGTTATCTCCGCCATCAGTGTCCTTTACAACGTCACTAAACCGTACAACGTTAATGTTGAAAGAACCGCTGCCCTCGATCTCCATTTCAACTGCCTTGCGCTTAGGAGCAACGTACTGGGCCAATTCTTTAAACGCCTGGAACTTTAACTCCTGGCTTGCCGTCGGGTCGACAGCGAGCATTGCCATGCCTTCAATTGGATCGCAATTCAGTGCTGCGAGTTTTTCTTCAATTTCCGCAGTCCGCTTGTTCTTAGCTCCTGCAGGACGACCAGCGCCTTCGCGTTTACCGCCAATTTGTGCCATGATGGGACCTCCTGTCTACCTATATTATACGGACTACGTAGGATTGTACATAGTCCCCCTGAATTTTGCATGGGATCATAGGATTATTGGCATATTGTATTGATTGGCATTCTCTGCAATTTTCACACGCTGTGCTCTGTTTTTCCCTATACTAACCCCAATATGCACGGATTTTTGCCGATTTACCTTTGAAAGCCCCCGCAGAACCACTGACTAGGCGCTTTTGGGCCTGCGCCCCGCTGCCTGACACCTGGGCCCCTAGCCGCAAACACGGACCCGAGCCGGTAAAAAACAGCTTCTCTATATAGATCCATGGTTCTTGGACCAAAAACTGGGTACAATTAACGGAAATAAGCGGAAAAAGGACCTGGGTTTGTAGGCCACGGACAATTGCGGATGGGATCGTGGATGGAAGTGGGAGGGAGGGAGTATGAAAAAAGGTGATATTTAATCAGTGGTGTAATGGGAGTCAGGAGTTGTTGAGAAGGTCAGAAGTCGACAACAATTGCAGGAGATTTAGAAAGAAGAAAGAATTGATAGAAATGATGATTAGTTTTATTGATTGAGAATGACATCTCAATAAAAAAATTTGTTGAAAAAAACATTGTACATTTCGGATTTATGCGGTACAATTAGTTGTGCGGGACAAAATAGAAAGGAGAATTCGCATGAAGATTTTTATTACAGAAGAACAACTGATTGCTTTGAAGGCAAACTTTAAAGAGAATCAGACCTCAATGGAAAAATGGTTGGATTGGGGAGGATTAGATCTGATTGATAAGATGGTTGAAGAAAACAACAACAATCATCCGATTGATTGGGACGATTGTGGAAGTGTGGATCAAATGAACGAGTTGTATGGATACGTTCGCAGTAATTTATAAAGGAGAAAGAAATGAATGGTTACGGACGAGAAATCATGCAAAAATTTTCGTGCGACGAAAAACTTGCAGAAGAAGTTTACGAAGAAATGTGTTGTGATGGAATAGATTTTAGTGAATGTGAACAAAGAGAATTCGACATTTGTGCGAAAGAGTGTTATGATCGAGTGATAGAAAGGAGAAAGTCATGATCACAATTGACCTTAATGGACCAGAGGGAAACGCGTTTTATCTTATCGGACTCGGTAAGAAAATTGGTAGACAACTCGAACTCCCGTGGAAACAGGTAAACGATACCGTCAACGAAATGATGAGTGGTGATTACCAGAATCTTTTGGACGTTTTTGCGAGAGAGTATGGAGACTACGTGGAATTTACAGGAGAAAATGATGGCGAAGAATTCTAAGAAAATTAAAAAAGTGGTGATGACCAGAGAGGAGGCGATTGATAGCCTTCTTGAATGTTGGGCGGATTATTACTCCGATGATCCGCATCAAGCATTTGAAAACATCATGGAGATTTACGAGAATGGAATGAAAGGCTATCGCCATATGACCAGCATCGAACTCATTCAAGAACTGGAGGGTTCGGTGTTTTACGGCGAAAATGTGGAGATCACAATTAGAAAGGAGATTGGTGATGGAGAAGTCATTTAAAGTTTTGACGAGTAGAGAAGACGTCGATGAATTCAATTGTGGAAGTCTGAAAGGTTACGTGAGGACGGATTTCCAGAAGTTGTGCGAGACTTTCGGGCCTCCGACTTATGGTCCATTTGATTACGCGAGCGACAAGGTGACATGCGAGTGGAAGATAAAAACGGACGACGGTCTGTTGGTTACCATTTACGACTGGAAGATGGGGGTAACTCCACTTGATCTTTACAATTGGCACATTGGCGGACATTCGGACGAAAATGTGGCGTGGGTTGGTAAGCAACTCGGACAAGAAGCATGGGGGTGGAAATGAAGGTTGACACGATTACAGGAGTGGTTGGCATTAAGGTAGAACTGTCCGCTGCGGAAGCACAAGTTCTGATGTCTTATTTTGACTGGGGTTTAGACATCTTGGCAGAAATGCTAGAAGACGAAGATCCAGGGATGACAGGGTTGCTGCCAGAGGATTTGGAGGTTCTCAAGGGACTTCGTTCCCATATTGCCTCTATTAGTATAGGGAAAAAATAATTTTTTTTCTTCATTCTTAGTCCCCTTGGCCAATCAATACAATAAACCAATAAGTTCTTGATTTCACATATATAAAGGAGGGTCAAAAGTTATTAACAAAATGCGCCAATAATCGGATCGGACTATTTACGTGGTCCTAGGTCCATGGTACGATGTAATTCCGCAGTTTCGCGGACATAAAGGAGAATTTATGAAAGTGAGTGAGTTGATCGAGATCTTGCAAGATCATCGGCAAGAAGATGAAGTTTGGATTGCCAAGAGTCCTGCCAGACCGTTTATGGCACAGATTCGAGGGGTCGTCAAGACTTCGAATTTAGGTCCTGTCTTCATTCTTGAAGATTACGGTTCTAAGCCCCTTGACGTTGATTTATGGAGGATGCTCGATGAGTAATATAGAAAATTGTAAGACAGTCGACGAATTGCGCAAGTATTCGATGCAAGAACTTTCAAGCTTGTATTCGAAGATCGTCAAGGCTCATGCTCCCAAGTTCAGTGACAAGGGTGTTGCTGCCAAGCGCATTTTGCCGTTGCTAGAACAAAAACGCCGTGAGTTTGAGATTTTCCCAGGCACCAAGAAGCAGCTTGATTCTTTGACGATTCGTGGTGAGCCAAAACTGGTCTTTGTCGATCCACCCAAGGAACTGTCTAAGATCATCAAGGTTCGTGGTCGTCCGTCTGGTCAGTTGGCCAACCGGATCTACCATTTTGATTTTAGTCGTTTTCTTGATGTTGAGCGTCAATTGCCTCCTCAGGCTTGTGGTATCATTCGCAGCTTGATGAAGCAAGACGAACAGACCACGTGGACCGAAGGCGATTTGCCTGCAGCCATTGAAGTGAAGACCAAGCAAAATCCTTGGCGGATCTTTCAATACTACCGTCCGAAGCTTTTAGCCCTTAAAGTTCTGAGGGTTGAAAATGCGTCGTAATCTATCTGATTTCGAGGCATTGTTGTTGATGATCGCGATCCCCGCAGCAGTGGTAATTGTACTAGTACTATTATTCCTGTTGCGTGCGGTCATTTTCCGTGTATAATAGCCATTCCAACTCATTAGAAAGGAGAATCATATGGCTCACTTAATCGAATCCATGGCATACGCCAACTCAACTCCCTGGCACGGTCTAGGTAACCAGGTCAGTGATGCATTAACCCCGCAAGAGATGATCCTTGCTGCCGGTCTTGATTGGACCGTCAGTCGCCGGTCTATGTTCACCACCCAGTCAGCTGCTGACTTTCAGGCTTCAGAAGCAACTCTGAAGACCAACGATTGGGGCGTCCTCGTTCGTGATTCAGACAACAAGATCCTAGGTCCTTGCGGCAAGAATTACGTGCCCATGCAGAACAGCGAAGTTTTTGCCTTCTTCGATCGCTTTGTCAAAGCAGGTCACATGAAGATGGAAACGGCCGGATCCTTAGACGGTGGCCGTCAGGTCTGGGGCCTTGCTGCCATCAACAAGGGCTTTGCTTTGCCCGGCGGTGACGAAGTCAACGGATACTTGCTGCTCAATCAGCCGCACGTCTGGGGTAAGTCCTTGACCATCATGTTTACGCCCATCCGAGTCGTCTGCAACAACACCTTGACGCAAGCTCTCGGACAAGCTGGTGAACGCTTTACCATGTCGCACATACGCCAGTTTGACCAGGATGTCATCCAGAAGGCCGAAACAGCCTTAGGTCTTGCTACCCATCAACTTGATGCTTTCAAGGCCACCGCGGAGCTCCTAGCAAGAGTGTCGTACCAAGAAAACAAGGTCACTGAGTACATCGCCAAGCTTTTCAATCCAGCTCTTGTTGGCGGCGAAATAACCCGAGACCAATTTACAAGATCCGCGGACGAAGTCTATAATTGCATTCACACGCAGCCAGGTGCAGACTTGTCCGAAGGTTCATGGTGGTCTGCCTTGAATGCGGTTACGTTCTACGTTGATCACAAAGCCGGTCGCAACCGCGATGCTGCCTTGAATTCGGCGTGGTTTGGCCCGCGAGCCGCTCTCAAGCGGAAGGCCTTAGACCTGGCAGTCGAGTACGCGCAAGCTGCCTAATAAAGGAGAAACCAGAATGGTGACTTACCGGTTCATTCAAGTGCCTGAACAGGCCTTGGCTAAACAGGCAAAGGCCATTCTGGCGATCCTTGAAGAAGCGCATGAAATTGGCAAAACTGAATTGTTGACCCTGATTTCTGCTCGTCTCAAGAGTCGCCAGAAGCCCCAACGTCTGTTGTCCTATTATCAGGGCAGCTTGATTAAAGCAGGGGCTATAGAAACAATACGTTCTGTGGTACGATAGTCACGGAGTCGTTCCGAGGCCGACTTTAAATGCCTCGACCACCCCTTTAGAAAGGAAAATGTATGGCAAATGAAAGAGGAAAAGCAATCGATAAGACATTCCTGTCTGTCGACAACGCTGAGGAACGCGGGTTCTTGCACCGTGATTACATCGCCCATTGTCTTCGCTGGACGCACGTCGTCAAGTGGCTGCATCAAGGCGGTCGTTACAAAACGGCTCGGATCCTAGACGTTGGTTGCGGCAAAGAGATGCCGTTGGCCAAGCTCATGCACTCGTCTCGTCTTGGTCCCCAGTTCTACGCAGCTGCCGACGTCAGCAAATTGTCAATGCCAGACCAGTTTGCCAAGTCAACTTGGAAACCCAGTCAGTTGCTCAGCGAGTGTGATGCAGCCGTTTTAAAGCCAGAGCAAATAGAGCAGACGCCAAATACGATCGTTTGTTTTGAGGTTGCCGAGCACATTGAACCAGAGCACTGCCGTCGTTTGCTGGCCAACTTTGGCAACTTGCTAGAGCCAGAAGGCACCTTGTTTATCTCAACGCCTTGCTGGGATCCTGATGTAGGAGCCGCTGCGAACCACGTCAATGAGATGACTTACCTTGCTTTTGGCGCTTTGCTAGAAGACGTAGGTTGGCGTGTTGAAGGTCATTGGGGCACGTTCGCCTCGATGCGTGATTACAAAGACGAGTTGCCACCAGCACACAAGGAGGTGTTTGATGCAATGCGAGACTACTACGACAGCAACTACTTGGCAACCATCTTCGCGCCGCTTTATCCATCGCGCAGTCGCAATTGTTTGTGGCAGCTTAAATGGAACCCAGGCGGTGGCAGACAATTCCCTGATCTACGTGATGTCGAAGGACGTTGGGGTAGTTCAGAGAAGTGGCGAGAGCTTCTTGCTTAATGTAGGTTGGTTTTTGGTGGCGATGATCTCATTGATCATCGTCATTTTATGGATTGAAATTAGAAAGGACA